TGTGACCCTAGGCGCAGCAGACAAAATCTCTGTCCAGAGCGCAACAGGCTCTGCGGTGACTTATCAAGTATTCGGTCAGGAGATTAGCTAATGGCAATTTCTACTTTTCCCGCTGCCTCTAGTGGTGGTGGCGGTGCGATGATTTACAAGACCGAGATTATTACTAGCACTCAGTCTTGGACTGCGCCTGCTGACGTTACTGAGGTAGAGGTTATTCTTTGCGGTGGTGGCGGTGGTGGTGGTACGACTGGCTCAACAAGCAGAGGTGGCGCTGGCGGCGGTGGGTCTGCTATAAATGGACTGCTGTCTGTAACTGGCGGTTCTTCTTACACAATTACCATTGGCGCAGGTGGAGCAGGTACTGGCTCAAACAATACCAATGGGGGAGACGGCGCTGCATCGTCTTTTGGAGCATTGCTAAGTATTGACGGCGGCGGCGGCGGCCAGTCACAGGGCTACGCAACTGGCGGTAAAAATGCGGGCAAAGGTGGTTTTGGTGGAGCGGGCTGGTGGTACGTTGGCTCTTCTCTATCTGCAAACTCTGGGGCATCTATGGATGGACAGAAAGGCTACCAAGGCTATGGTGGCGGTGGTGGCGGAGCTAGTTCGCAAAATTACGCAGGTGCGCGAGCAGGAGGCGCAGATGGCGGCGGAATAGGTGCGCACGGAATTGAAAGTGGAACTTACTGGGAAGCAACAGCGGGGCTGGCTAATTCTGGCGGCGGCGGCGGCGCAGGTTTGTATAACCACGACTCTAAAGCTGGCGGCTCTGGGGTTTGTGTAATCAAGTATTGGACGGCGGCATAATGGCACACTTCGCGAAGATTGAAAACGGCATTGTTACCAACGTGCTGGTTGTAGACAACGCACACGAGGCAGACGGACAGGCATACCTCAACAGCCTTGGCATTGAGGGAACGTGGGTGCAGACAAGCTATAACGCAAACATTAGACGCAAGTTCGCAGCTATCGGTGATACTTACAATTCGGTCAGTGACAGGTTTGAGCCAAAACAGCCATACGATAGCTGGGTATGGAACGAGTCTGAGTACCGCTGGGATGCCCCTACGGCTATGCCTGACGATGATAATGAGTACGACTGGGACGAAGCTACTCAGTCTTGGATAGCTGTTTAGTAGGATTGACCAAGGAGAAATAAATGGCCGGATTAGGTAGAAAAGTATTTGCAGCGGGTGAAGTTCTCACCGCCGCTAACGTAAACGGCTATCTGATGGATCAGTCCGTTATGGTCTTTGACGATGCAGCAGATCGCACTTCGGTACTCGGTCTGGACGTCGCAGAGGGAATGCTGTCCTACACAAAAGACGACAACACCCTTCAGTACTACGACGGATCATCTTGGAACAACGTCAGCTCCCCTGGTGACATCACCGCAGTAACCGCAGGCACGGCTCTGACAGGTGGCGGATCATCCGGCGATGTGACCCTAAATTACGACTTTACAACTGCAAACCCCCTGACAGCTTCGACAGCAACTGCCTACACCGTTGCAAGCTCTGATGCAGGTAGCTATCTCCAGTTCAGCAACGCAGGCACAGTCACCATCTCCACAGCCACAGCCTTCACCGCAGGACAGCAAGTGCAGATCCTGGCAGACGGAACCGCACTCACCATCGCAGGAGACGGAGGCGTGACCCTTGCAGGTGCAGGAACAGCAGGAACCGCAGTCAGCTTTACAGTAGGCAACCAATACGAAGCGGTAGCGATTGTCGGTGTCGGGTCAGATGCTTACCGCATTATCGGTAATGTGACGGGAGCATAATGAGTCTTGTTCTTCTCGGTCTTCTCAACAGCCAAGCGGCGGCAGCAGGCGGTGCAGGAGCGTTTGACCTGATAGAAACGCAAGTGCTTACAACCACGGCGACATCGGTTACCTTCAGTTCCCTTGACACAGTAGCGGCTGATTACAAGACTTTGGAAATTAGGGCGGTTGCTCGCACCGAAAGAGCAGACTATCAAGACCAACTAGCAGTTCGGCTAAATGGGGCTACCAGTAGTTACACCAACCACGGTTTCGGTGGCAACGGCGGTAGCATTAGTGCGTTTGCCACCACAAACACAAGTCACATTTTCAATAGCGCGCAATACGACCTCCCTGCCTCACTTGAGACGGCTAACCACTTCGGGTTTGCCGTGATAACTTTGACTGATTTTGCAAGCGCTAACAAAAGACCTATTGTGAGTGCGTATTCGGGCAAGTCTCAAGGCACGCAAATTCAAGACATAAACATTTGGAGCGGATTCTTGACAAATACCACCAATGCAATTACCTCTGTAACCCTTTCTAGTAGGTTCACAAGCAACTCTGATTTTGTAGCTGGGTGCAGGTTTAGTCTTTATGGCTGGAAGGGGTAATCGTGGCAACGCCAACCTTTGAACTTATAGATTCAACTACGCTGACTTCGGCGAGTTCGAGCATCACTTTTAGTGGCATAGCATCTGACTGGCGAGACTTGCACTTAGTATTCAAGCTAAAAGACTCTGCTACCCGGAATGCGTTTCTTACCTTCAACGGCGAGACAACTGGGACTAATTACAACACAACTCGTATTCTTTCGACTGGATCGAGTACCAGCTCATCGGTTTATTTTGAGCAAGCCAAAATTTACACAGCTTATTCGATTACCTATCTAGATAATCCAGGAATTTTTACGGCAACCATTTTTGATTATGCTCAGACAAACAAGGACAAAATCTGCTTCATAGAGCAGGGTCTAAGTTACGGCACTGGCGCAAATGACGGCTATATGATAAGAGCAACTGGGATGTGGGAAAGCACATCAGCGATTACTTCACTCACGCTTACTGAAGGCGGAGGCAATAATTACCCAATCGGAACGACAGCAGAACTCTATGGGATAGCAGGGTAGCAATGGCACTTGAATTAGTAGAAACAGTCGAAGTAGGTTCAGGCGGAGCCAGCAGTATTTCGTTTACAAACATCCCATCAACAGGGAAAGACTAAGTAATTCTTATTAGTATGCGAACTACGGCAAGGGGTTGTTATCTATCCGTAAACGGGTCAGGCACAACATCTGGAGCTTTTAGAAACATTCAAGGAAACGGGACTGGTGTATCTGGAGACAAGCAAGCTGCCCATTTTGTTATTGCAAATGACGATGGCGAAACTGCTGACACCTTCGGTGTGGCTAAAGCGGAAATTTATGACTACACAGCTACAGGGAGGGGCAAGCACGTTGTCTGTTTCGGCATAGGTGAGGACAACAATACCAGTGCATACCAAAGAATTACTAACGGAGAATACTCAACCACATCGGCAATTACTAGGGTCGATTTAGATTTTGCAACATTCGAACAATACTCTAGTGCCAGCTTATACATTCGCTCTTAGACAAGGAACAGGTAGAATAAAACAATGCCAGATACACCAGTAAAAATAATCGTAGACCTAAGCCAGCCAAAGGGTCAGCGTGAGTCAATCGTTCCCCTGACCGCAGAGGAAATCGCCGAGCGTGATGCTATGGCAGTTCAGGCGGCTCAGGAGGAAGCAGATCGCCAAGCCGAGGCTGACGCATTGCAGGCTCTCAAGGATTCAGCAAAAGCCAAGCTCATCGCAGGTGACCCACTCACCGCCGAAGAAGCCGACACACTCGTAATCTAGGGAGAACAATGCCAGTATCTAGCCAGTCCGTTTCAGTCGGCACAGCAGTCGTAGAGATCAGCGGGCCAAGTATTCGGTCACAGTTCGTGTATTGCCAGGACGGCGACTACGACGGCGACACCGTGGTCTACATCGGTGGATCTGACGTGACCACCTCTACCGGAGTCAAGCTTTCGAAGACCAACACCACAGTCTTTCAGACCAACGCTGACGACTCTCTATACGCAATTTGCTCCGCGGCAGGTGGCTCAGTACGGGTTGTAAACGTACAGTAAAATAGTCTCAACAACCTAGACCACTTTGTATCTTTGGAGCGCGTCTAGTGAATGAAGAAATCCCTACCTGGGCAATAGAGCTGATCAAGCAAGTCGAAAGACTAAACGAGAAAATCCCCACACACGTTGATTGGGTTGAGCGTAATATCAAAGACCACGAGATGCGCCTACGCGCTGTAGAGCGCAAGATCTGGGTAGTGGCCGGAGCCGCAGGTGTTGTCGGTGCTGCTATGACATTCTTGGTACAGGTGCTAAATGGCTAGGCTTGCTATTTTTAGCAGACACCTAACCCAATCCACACTTGCTTGCGTAACCGCAATGACTCAGGGAGACTTGAGCGCTGTAACCCTGCACCACTGGCAAGTCGCAACACAAACTGGTTTGCTGGTCGGCCTATTGGCAGTGTTATTTAGCTTCACCAAGATAAAAGACTGGCAGTCCACACGTCTAGGCATAACGCTAGTAGCTCTCGTTGGAACCTTTGTCGCTGACCTTATGGTGCATCCAACACACTTTGGGGCCGTTTGGACAGAGGCGTTAGTCACAGGGCTTGGTGCAGCAACACTGGCTCTAATTACTAGCTACCTGCCGCTGGATAAGCTCAAGGTAAAATAGCTTTATGGCCAAAAGAGTTGCTGACTGGAGACTGCCCTACCCCGATAAATACATCACGGGCCACTATGGCACGATGTCAGACTTCCGCCGCAGAAACGGTATGCAACCACACTCAGGTACAGACTGGGCGCGCCCTCTCGGTACTCGCATCCCAGCTATCGCCAAAGGCACCGTTCGGTTGATCCAGTACAGCAAGGTCCTCGGCTGGGTTCTGGTGCAGACAGCAATGGATAAAGACGGCAAGGTTTGGTATCTCGGCTACTGCCATATGGACAAGAAGCCTGGCTATGAGGTCGGGGACAAGCTCACCAAGTCACAGACTGTAGGACTGATCGGGAACAGCGGGAAATCCTCTGGTCCTCATTTACACGCAACCGCTTCTAAAACGCTGAAGGGAGTATTTGGTGTCACAGGAGCCAAAGTGGACCTCTACAAACTCATTCTCCAAAACACCAAAGGGACAGCGCCGGAACAAGAGGACAAGAAAGTCAAAAAGGTGGTGGAGCAGGTCAAGAGTAAAATAGTTTACGCCTGCCCACACTGCAAGAAGGAACTCTGTTGAATTTCAAAAACATTACTAAGCGCACCATTGCTTACGTGGTACTAAAGGTTTCTGGCACTTTAGGCGGTGGCTTTGTTATGGGAATCGAGATCTGGCAAGCAGCCGCTATGGCAGCATTTATTGGCGTTATGGAAGTTGCTGAAGACGTGAGCCGAGCTTATGTCAAAGACGGTGAAGTAAGCGACGCAGATGTAGACGCTATTTTTGGGGATTACGCCGAGGACGTCCCTGACCACGACCCTTCGCTCGCAGAGCCTGACGCTCCTTCGCAGTAAGTCCTCCCCAAACGCCGTACTGCTCATTTACTTTGAGCGCGTACTCTAAACATTGCTGCCTAACCGGGCATTCTTCACAGAACTTCTTAGCCACCCTCGGCATTGTGTGTTCATCCTCGTTTGAGGCAAACCACAGCTCAGGATCAGTCACCATACAGGGGGGCGCATAAGGCGCGTCTTGGATGGCCTTAGCTAGTTTCAAATACTCTTTGGCATCTTGCATACGCAAAGATTATGCAGTTGCTATTCGCTTGTCAAATTAGCGCTCATCGGGGCTAGTGCCGCCCCAGATCCCGTGCTTCTGTCGCGTAGACAGGGCGTACTCAAAACACTCTTTCTTGATTGGGCATTCATAGCAGATGCCCTTAGCTACGACCGTTGCCCGATGGCGCATCTCTGGGTCGTCAAAGTCCTCCGGAAACCAAAGATCAGAGTTCTTCTCGCAGGGAACACCACCAACAGAACGTATCGAAGATAACAATTTCATATACGCACTTGTAAAAAGTCCCTGGGACAGCATAAGGTAAGGCTACCTGACAGAGGAGGAAATTGAAAACTTACGCACCGCCCACAATCAACGGGGCGAAACTACTCGGTGTATACGACCCAGGAAGCCCTGAGTGGCATTCTGAGCGGTCTAACGGCATCGGAGGTAGTGAAGTAGGCACTGTACTCGGTCTAAACCCTTACGAGAGCGCCTATGCCCTCTGGGCTAAAAAGACCGGAAAGATCCCGAGCGAGATAAAAGAGAACTGGGCTATTCGGTTCGGTAAAGCTTTTGAGGAACCCATCCTTCAGTTGTGGGCCGAGGAACACCCAGAGTATGAAGTAATGACAACTGGGACCTATCAGGACGAACATTGCGAGTATCGCCACGCAAACCCCGACGCAATCGCGCGTCACGTGGAGACTGGCGAGCTAATGATTATCGAGGTCAAGACATCGCGTCAAACCTGGGAGTCGGTGCCACCTGCCTACGTAGCTCAGGTGCTGCACTATATGGGCGTCCTCAAGATCCAGAAGGGCGTCATTGTCGCTGTGGCCGGAATGACCTGGAACGAGTACGACGTGCCATTTAGTCAGGGTCAGATAAACGTGCAGAACGAAATGCTCGGTCAGTTTTGGCATTGCATCACAGATGATCACAAACCAGCGTGGGATGGCTCAGATGCCACCTATCACGCAGTTAGGGCTGAGACGCCCGAGATTGACCTCAGAGAGGTGCAACTAGGCAAACTAGGAATTGACCTTATGAAGGCTCAGGAGACGTCTGACAAGGCGTACAGGACGCTTATGAAGCTCAAGTCTGAGGTGTTGCACGAAATGGGCGACGCAAAATGGGGAACGATCGAGACTAAGGGAGGGCCAGAGCGTGTCGTAAGTAGACAGCTACGCGCTGGGGTGCCATCATTAGTCATAAATAAGAAAGGAACGACGTGGATTTAGGAATTGGTAGCTACGTCACAATGCAGAAGGGCGTAACGCAGGTCACAGGGCTTGTAGACGGCCTAAAAGTAAATGAAGAAGGCCTTGAGCGAATCAGCCTTATGGAACTAGATCACTGGTTCTATATGTCTCAGGGATGGCAGTTTCTAGTTGAAAGTGAGGACGACGATGCCGAGATTCAACCTGAATGATTACGAAACAGTAGAAGAACGTATTAGGAGGTTCTACGATGAAAACCCAGATGGCCGTATTACGACGGAAAATCTTACGACTCAGGTGGACCGTTCAGTCTCAACTTGGGTTGTTCAGGCAAGCATATTTCTCACGGCAGGCGACCAAGCGAACGGTCTGCCGAAAGCTACTGGCCTTGCGTTTGAGGTGGATGGCGGTCAGGGTGCGAACCAAACTGCTGCCCTCGAAAACGCCGAGACATCTGCCATTGGCCGAGGTCTTGCGAACGCAGGCTATTCAGGAAATAAGCGAGCAACTAAAGAAGAAATGAGCAAAGCCAATAGGGGTGTCACTCCGACACCACCTAGCAAGAATTGGTTGCAAGAAGCAGATAAGATTACCGATGTAGGTGGCTTACGCTGGCTATACGCTCAGGCGAAAACAGAAGGTGCCTCACCGGAGACACTAGAAAGGATTGAGGAACGTGCGAAAGTCCTCAGTACTAGTGGCGAAGGTGAAGGAGCTGACGGAAGCTTACCAATCAGCGTTGAGGAAGGGTAGGCAAGATGAAGCCGACTTCTGGAATGCTGAACTCTTACATCACCTTTGGAGGCTAAGTGCTTCCATCTCAGGTAGTTCAGGAGATCGCCAGGCTAACTCAGGAGAATAGCCGAGGCGCAGACGCGTTATACGAAGCTGAGGTTGCCCTAGCCGAAGCTGAACACCACCTTGACACAGTGGAACAGAAGGCCTTTATCAAGAATGAAGGCACTGTGGCAGACCGCACGGCGCTCGCCAAGCTAGAAGCTGCCGACGCTCGGTTGCAGCGGGACCTAAGACGGGCCGAACACAACCGCATCAAGGTAAAAATAAAGACTATAGAAACTTCACTAATGGCATTGGGAACCCAAGTGAAGCTAATGCAAGCGGAGATGAAGTGAGCATCACACCAAGGATCAGACAGAAGCTAAAACAGCGTGACCCTTACTGCCTGCACTGTGGGACCGACATAGATTTGGTTGTCCACCATCGCAAGAACAGGCAGATGGGTGGGTCAAAGCTGCTAGATCACTACCAGAACCTGCTAATGGTCTGCCAAGAATACAACTTCCGTATGGAGTCAAGCGAGGTAGCTGCCGAAGATGCTCGAAGATTCGGTCACAAGCTGGCAAGCTGGCAGGACTTCTCAGACCCTGTTTACGACGAGTGCGATGGCAACTGGTACGTGCTGGAGGAAAACGGCACTAAGACGGTGGTAGACGCTCCGGAGGCAATGTTTTGAGCCTAGAAGTGATGAACGCAGTATGGCGACACTCGCAAGCCAGTGACAGGAAAAGACTGGTCTTATTAGCGATTGCCGACCACCAAGGCGAGATCGGGGCTTGGCCGTCCATTGCGACTTTGGCAAAGATGTGTAATGCCTCAGAGAGAAGCGTCCAGAGAGATATCAAAGAGCTGGAATTTATGGGTGAGTTGATAATCGAAACTCAGAATGCTCCAGTCAAATCTCAGTACAAATCTAACCTCTATTGGGTGAACCTGCCAGGGGTGACAAATCAGGCGTCAGGGGTGACAGATTCGACGTCAGGGGTGACAGATTCGGCCATCAGGGGTGACACTGTTGTCGTACAAAACCAAAGAACCATTACTGAACCATTACAGAAGGAGACGCGTCTACCAAAAGACTGGTATCCAAGTGATTCTTTACTGCAAAAATTTGCAACAAAATGGCCTTTATTAGACCCCGATTACAACATCGAACAGTTCGTGCTTTTTTGGCATAGCGTGAATAAGAAAAAGATTGACTGGAACCTAACTTTCATCAACTGGATGAACAAAGAACAAAAACACCACGAGTCGCGAGGCAACAAGCCACAGCCACGATCACAGGCCGGACAAGCGAAATCCGAGAAAGAACGTCAGTTTTCTGAGCAGTTCCTGAAAGAGCAGAAAGAGATGGCCAAGAACGCCGCTCCGGCCCCTAAGTGTGAACACGACAAGAATGTCGCTTTGTGCAACATCTGTTTGAACAGGTAGGCTCGTTATGTGGATGAATTTATTGACTGCTACAAATGTGGTAAAACCTTTGCCGTCAATCGCAAGCGCCGCAAATTGCGGATGCACTGCGAGAGCTGTAGGGTCAATAAAGCAAGCACGATCCAGCAAGGTGACCTCAAATGCCTACCCTGGCACGGTCACTTCGCCTCAGATATGCTTACGCCCGTGGACGAGAATGGGGAACCAGTCTTGCCAGGGGAAAGGATCTGTGGCAACCTTGATTGTGTATCACCTAGCCACGTGAAAGGAAAATAATGGCGCAAATCAAAATCAGCAACGCAACGGTAGCCTAAGTAAACGCAAAGGGCTTTACCGCCAAGGCTCAGGTAGAAG